TGATGGAAGCCCCTGCAATTTATTTCGTCTAATTCTTGCCATTAAGCTGAGCCCCCCTCCCGAACGTAGTAGGAGACTATTACAATATCGCTACTTACAGTTGAATCTACATAAACTTTTGTTAAGTCTATCTGTTCTTCAGTACCGAATTGTGAAGGCGGGTCTATTTCTAAGGATTCGTTAGCGGATAAAGGTTGCCCTAATTGCGTACTTGAATCAGTAAGGGAACTGCCTACATAGACTGTCCCACTATTGTTTGGTCCTGCTGTAATTATTACTGAAGGTACTTTAAGTGTTGAATCTACTTGTACGGCTGTACCAGCTGAAGATACTGTCACCTTTTTCTCTTTTAAAAAAACGCCCATGATAGTGCTCCATTAGTTTAAGTTGTGCTCTTTACCGACTATTATCGCCGATACTGTAACTGTACCACTAGTCCTAAGAAAGGCTGCCCTTAACCATTTGAAACCAATATCCGATACATTCATCATAATCTCACTAATAGCTGTAATATTATTAGCTGTTCCACTAATATCTACCCAGTTAGTATTATCATTAGATGCTTGTAATTTTACAGATTGACCTACAGGTGAACTTACAGCTGATACACTTACTTGTACAGATGCTCCCTTTATATAGCGTAATCTTGTTGATACAGTGTTAGTAGCTGCGCTAAGTGTTTGAGAGGTTAAAATCGTTGCTCTATACATTTTTGCCTCCCTTTATTAAGATTTAATTAAAGTATAATTCCAGTTTGCAGTTGATCCAGTTAACTCAGATCCACTTTGATTGCTTACTCGAATTGTGAGTGTGTCAGCGGCAGAAATCCAAACAGCAGATACACTTACACCAGCTTCAGCAGCAGCCTCAAGTGGATTTACAATGATAACGTCACCTACAGCAGCACCAGTAATTGTTATGTCTAGGTCCTCTTCACCGGCAGCAGCTAGTGTTGATACTGTTACGGCAATTACGCCCTTAGTTATTTGCGCTAATGTGGTCCCATTTGTGCCAGCTTTAAATCCAGCTTTAGAAACTACGGGTCCAGAAAAAGTTGATTGTCCCATCAATATATCTCCTATTAAGTTTAATAAACGTCTAGCTTTATGTTGCTAGTTATTATAATGGTCAGTTAAATTAAGCAACTAGTGCAGTCCTGCAACTAGTCGCCAATGTGATTAGGTAGCGCCAGTAGTACCGAAGATACCGTATGCGTGTGTTACGCCGAGGTCTTCTCTGTATCTACTCTTATAAAGAATAGAATCAGTATTAAAACCAGCTGCGTCGCCGCCAACTTTAGTCTGGATAGGTGTACGTTGTACAATTCTCATTCCAGTTTCAGAAGGATCTGCTAACAAGTACCAAGAATCAGTATCAGTGATGTGTGGGCTAGAAATAACTCGTAAACCCTCTTCTTTGAAACTGTTCATGTTGTTATCAGAAGTATCTGCTTTTAAATCAGAACCAATAAGCTCTTTAGCTAAACGCTTGTTAGCTGGGTTAACTAAAAGGATCTTAGCCTCTTTACGGTAGATAATACCGCTGTCACCAACAAACTGCGTTTCAAAATCAGTTAAAGCTTGCTCTAAAGATGTTACAGATAAATCTGCATCAGTAGTTAGCTTGTTTCTGAAAGTTGAACCTGAAGGTAATGTATGACTTGCATTAAAAACGCTTACGCCATCAGCAGAAGTCTCAGAACCAAAACCATTATTGAAAACATTCATGGCTTGAATTTCTTGAGTTTCTCTTGCAGAGCGAGCTAATTTTTGAACATGGTCAGCAATCATATCAAATTTGCCATCTTCTACAGCCTCTTCAGAGATTGAGAAACCTAAACCATACTTTTGCATAGTTAAAGTCTTACTAGCTCCGGCCTTGCCTCTAACGAAATCATACTCTGAACCTTCAGAAATCTGATTAAAAAGGTCAAGATCATGGATCTCAGAAGATTGCCAAATATCGCGTTCAGTAGAAACTATCTTAAATAGTTCTGATCTACGTGAAGGATGTTGAGCCATATCACTTTTAAATAATTCTTCCAAAACTGGAAGCATACTGGAACCGTATAAGTCACTATATTGGTCCCTACGAAAAACGGGTGCATTACTCATATACTATCTCCTTAGATTCCAGCTGTACCGGCTGCGTTATTTAGAGCATGCATGTTGATTCTAACAATACAATCGACATTGGCGCCTAATGCGTTATTATCGGCTGGCTCTATTCTTACTAGGTTTAATGGGGTTGCAGCAGTTACTACACCGCTATCACTATCCAACTCCATACGAGAAATCTTGTATGTAGAATCGGCTGCTGTAACTACAACATCGTAGTTTAAGCTGATATCTGTTTGTGCTGCGATATCTGCGCCATCTGCCTGGACTCTATAAAGCTGATCTGCATGATCTGCTACGATTACGGTGTCACCATCAGCAGCAGCATAACTCATGCTAACTCCAATTAGTTGTGCCCCAGCAGTACCTGTAGCCATAGGCTGTACTTTACCAGTTGCGGTTCTTTCTAAAAGGTCACCAGGGTAACATGCTGCATCAGCAACATAAGGGGCAGTTCTAAGAACTTTTCCAACCGGCTCGAAACCTCTAGGACGATCATCGTTCGCCATATAATTCTCCTTATTGTGTGTGTTAAGAGAGGGTCGTGGCCACTAGTCAAACACATTGTCAGAGCTTAATTATACAACAAATAAAAAAATGTAAATAAAAAAAGAATTTAGGGGTAAATACCTAGATATTATGAGTTTTCGTCATAACCGCTAATAACCTCGCCGCCACTCTCTGCTACAGCCTCTCTCATAGAATCTTCAGCAAGTTTTTGCGCATTAGCTAATCGCCCTGTCTTTTTGGCTAGGAATTCCTTATGTGCAGTATTCCATTCAGCAGGTTTTACACCTAGGACTAAATCCTGATGTACCGTATAACCATCTGGATCTACAGTAAATGAGGCTCCACCATTAGGTGATGACTTTCTCATATAAGGTTTCCAATGACTCTGGTGAAATCCCTTCTGTTTATAAATCTTAAAGTTAAGGAATCTATATACAAGGCCAGCCTCTTTCAATTCTTTCTTGAGGGCGCTATCTATATCTAGTCCAGTACCTACTGGCGAATATGAATTTGGAAGTTCTCCAAAACCTAAATCACCATGTATGTCTTTAATAGATTTTTTACCATCAACTTGTTTTACTTTTGTATTTTTAGTATTAGTCATTTTCTACTCCTTTTATAGTAACCTTCATAACCTGTTATATCTTTCCAAACTATTCCCATTTATTGTAGCTAGTCCGTTTCGCTCTTTCTTTCAGACTCTCCAGTACTTTAGGGTCATCAGTATCTAAACCCATTAATTTTGCAACCATAATAGTTTTAGAATCAAGCTCTTCGCTCTTTTTCCTAGTGGACTTCTTAGAAGAGTCTCCACTACCTCCACCTATATATTCACTCATATCAATATCCTCATTATCATCGGCACCTTTAGCTGGCCCTGATTTAGTTCCAAGTTTACTAGCGGCCTCCATTACGGCCAATTTAATTCCCTCTGGAGTTGACATAAAATTAGCATCATAATTTGCGCTTATCTTTATAGCTTCATTGTATAGGGCACTATTTGGATCATTTATATCTGGGTATATTTTTGCAAGATCAGCAACAACTTGGCTCTTTGCAGTTTGTGCTTGATTCGATTTAGCAATCTTCTCGTCAGTTCTTTTATCAGACTCTTGTAGTTTTAATTCAATGTACCTGTCTGGGTCTGTATACCGCAATTCTTCTAGGTCTTCTGAAGACTGCTTTTGATCTGGTACACTCATTTGGTTTACTATCAGATCAAGCTTTTGGCTAAGGACGTCATTTTGTTGCGCTAGTTTATCGTTAGCATCATTTACATTCTGAAGCTTACGTGCCATTTCTGCTTTTAGGTTTCCTATTTGGTCGTCGTTCTTCGACTCATCAGCGGATGCTGACTCATTTTGGTCACTCATATTTTACCTCGTTACGTGAGTATTCGTTTTTACTGCTACCTTCTAAGGCTGGTAGAGTCGCCTTTACTATTTATTGAAGTACTGTGATCGCAAGTGATCTTTTAAATCCTTAGTTAGATTCAAGAGTTCTCTGCCGCCATCGACCTTACCTCGCTTATATTGTAACATGTCTAAATCTTTATCATCTAGAAACTTTCTTTCTAGTTTTCGCTGTAACAATTCGATATACTTCAGAGCTACCTTCCATGTATCTGAATTCATAAGCTCTTGTAATGCTATTAGATCCTCTTCAGGAAGCTTTTTTGGTAACATTACTGTTCTCCGCCCTCGCCAGTTTTAGGAGCTTGTCCACCGCCCCCTGTAGCTGTTTGAGTACTAAGTGCTGCATTTTGTTGTACTTGACTAGCATTAGCTTGTTGAGCTTGCATCTGTTGCATTGCTTGCATTAGTTGTTGAGCCTCTTGAAACTTATTGGCTAAAGCTATTGCTTGTTGTTCAGATATCTGTCCTAGTAGTTCATCCTTCTTTAAGAATTCTTGTGCGAATGCAATGAAGCCCTGTATATCTTGGTCTGGTGTAAGAACAACATCTTGTCCAGATAGAATTCTATTAGCAAGTTCTTCTGGTGTAAATACTCTACTACCCTGTTGTGGAGGTGTAATAAATCTAGACCAATCGCGCATTCCTAAAGTCTGTAAGTAATTCTTAGCAGCTTCAAAGACATTTGCTGGTGTTACTATTCCTATTTGAAGTAGTAAAGGGTTTTGCGTTAATTGCATTGCTTGAGAGGCCATATCAACTTGTACTTGTTTATTTGAATTAGCTGAATTAGGTTCTATATCAAAATCATACATTCCAGAAAGTTCTTCTCTTGAAAGTATTTGTCTAAAGTAATCTCCGCCATCTGACCCTGTAATCCTAAATTCTAAACCATCAGGCATATTTTCTTTTAACATTTGGAATAAGTATACAAGCATCTTCTTAAAGCCACGATTGGCCCTGCGTAAAAAGATATCTAAGTTAGCATTTGATTCATTTATAATTGCTCTTGCACCAGTTGCTGTACGTGCTGCACCCTGTTGTCCCATAGAGCCAAAGTTAATATCGCTTAACCCAGTTACTCTTGAAATAATAGAAAATAAAGCTTGTTCTTCTCCAGCAGCAAAGGCAGTGCGGTTTCCCATGTTAGGGAAATTGATATCCCGAATGGGATCGTCTAAAGGAATTAAGTTGCCAGGTGTGAGTGGCAGACGCTCTTTACTCAGAGAAGAACTCGCTCTATAAAAACCAATTGGTATTGTACTTATTAATCCAAAATCAATCTTCATGTTATGCATTGCATCCATCTCTTTAGATAGCGGATAGATCAATTCAATCAGGCCAACTCCACTTTGTTGTCCTCGTCTTTTATGGAAGTCGATAACTGCAAATGGTTTCATTCCAGTTTTCATAACACGCCATAAGTAAGTTGCACGTACTATTTTTCTAGACTGTGCATGAACCCAAACTATTACATCTGATGCTATACCTGAACCATCAAGGTCTACTTTTAAGTATGCCTCTAGTACTTGGTAACGATCAATTAATTCTTGGTCGTCAGCATTGCCGCCTTCGCCAGCACGTTCAGCACGTTGATTTTTAATTTGATTAACAGGTTCTGTGGATGCCATATCGCCAGTACTATCTGATATAATTTCTTCTACTGTACCTTTATGGAATACTTTTTGATCTACAAGTGACCACATGTCGTGTGGAGTTAAGCGCAATTGTTGGCAAACAAAATCAGCTTTATCTGGATCTCCATTACCACCTATAATTAAGATATCCTCATCAGTTACGTGATCAAACATTGGACCCTCAAATATAACTTCATCCTTTTTAACTGGGGACTCTCTAGTATCTATTGTTGGAACAAATTGTCCCTCAATAACTTGACCTGGCCCCTCAACTGAAAACTCTTCAACGTCTACAAAACGTGTAAATTCTTTGTGCCATCTTTGTTTTATAATACCGCGCCCTGTAGTAACCCAAGCCCATAACCACTCATCAACAGCATCTTCGATACCCTTGTAGTTATTTGCCCAGCGTTTAACTGAATAATTCATTAGATCTTGTACAACTTCAGAGCGTTCTGAGTTTGCCTCTTTTTGTGCCTTAACTTGAAATGGAGGATCTCCGCCCATTATAGCTGCAAACATTCTAGCGTGAAAAGCCTTACAAATAATAAAGGCCATAGGTATGTGTAAATCACTCATCCATTCTTGTGGTTTTGCATAAATAGGGTCTACAAATTCATCAATCTCTATAAGCAATTTTCTTTGTCTATCAAGTTGATCTTCTCGTAGGGCATTACCTGCATTCCACTTTTCTACAATTTCTGTACCGATGTCACGCTCTTCTAATATTTCACGTAACTTTTCTGGAATCTGATCTCTTAATGAGGATTCAATTTTATCTTTATCAACCTGGACATCGTCCTGCCCGATCTTGCCCTTTCTATCATCTGCTGTTTCTTGGTTGTCGTTAAAATCGTCTAATGATTTCATAGTTTCTTACCCCATTTATTTCTTTGCTTACGTTTACTGCGATAGTTAAACAAGTAGAATTTCATTATGTTTGTTTCAAAATTATAAAGCTTTAAGTGAGGCCGTATACTAGTTGTCCTACCTATTTCTCTTATTGTAGTAATTGCTTGGCTTATAGAATCCTCTAATAGCTCAATCTCTTTTCCGACATCAATATATTTCACGTGATCTCCAATTACCAGATCCACCGCCTTCATTAAAGGACATTGATCTTGCCCTCTGCCTTTTGACGCTAGGTTTTACTGCTAACGCATATTTTAACGTAGCTAAATAATCCTTCTTAGTGATATCCAGCTTAGGTTTGTATGCATCCATATTCTTTACTTTTGTCCATTGTACGTTTTCTATATCTGTAATGATTCCACTATTCCCTTTAAAGATTCTTAGCTTAGGCACCGCGCCCTTAACTTTATCATCTATGTAAAGAACCTCTTGAATCATTTCCATCCAAACTTCGTCATTTTTATCTGCATACCTAGTTGCTCTAGCTCTTACGCCCTCGTCATTAAGGACTTCAATGAAGGAAGATAACCCTTCTCCACCACTAGTTCCACTACTACCTAAACTATCACAGATAATATCGGCAATATTGTACCCATTGTACCACTCTTTTAGTTGTCTTGCAAATTGTCTAGCCGGAACCTTAGAAGAAATTTCTTTTAAGTAGAAAAGCTCATCTTTATGATTAATCCCAAGTAAACAAGCTACATGGGGTTTATTTAGGGCTGGATCAATGGCAACAACACAGGGCCAGCTGCGTGGCCACTCAAAGGGCTCGATTACATGTTTATTTCGTTTAAATAGTCCAGCTAATGCTAATCCACTTAAATCAAAGAAGGCACCTGACATCCTTATCTTGCGTTCTTCAGGTGTTAATCTTGCAAAGAACTTTTCCTGGCGTTCCCAATCAAGATTATCTTTATTTACAGTAGAACTCATCCTGAAACAGTCCACATAGGGCAATTCACCCTTTTGCCAAGGTTCATACACATCGGTTCTTAACCAAGGGGCTGTCAGGGGCGTACCTACAATTATAGACTTCTTTTTGGACCCTTTAGCTCTCATACCACGTGTTAGGGCATTATATATATGTAATGGAGGGGGCTCATCAGCTGCTAAAAAATCAAACTGGACGCCCTCTGCTTTTAGGGGCTCAATACCATGAGATAGAAACTTAATTCTAGATCCATTGGGGAATTTAATACTTGATGTTGTCGGTTTACCATCTTTACTAAACCACTTATCATCTATTTGAAACCACTTACGCATCTCAGGTATTACAAGTAGGTCAGACTTCTCTGCATCATCTATTAGGAAAACAATACTAACTGGGACTTTTGTGAATTCATCTTTTATCGGATTGTAGCCTTGCGCTGCCCAGATTACTTCATGGGCCAAAAGAGTCGTTTTACCACTATTCCTTTGAATTATAAAATCCTCGTGTAATAAAAGATTATCTTTATCTACTTGAAATCCATAGAACTCTCCATAACCAGCTGGTTCTATTTTAAATCGCTGCCTGTTGGAAGTCCGTTGTAAATCTTCTTTACTAGCAATCTTTCTTGGTAGCTTGCAGGGAATCTTATAAATAGGGCCAGTTATGTAGAGTCTTTGATATTCCACTTCATTTACTATTTTTAGTTTATGGGCAACATTTAATCCCAATGAGTTAGCTAACCATTTTATATCTTCTGCTAGTTTTTTAGACTTCTGTGCTATCTCGAAGCCCCCACTAGATAAACTCCCATCAGTATCAATTAATCCTGCTAATAATTGCAATCTGTCTATATAGGGCGCAAGTTTATACTCCCTAGGTATATGTTTATTGTTAATAAGTTCATAACCTCTAAGATCATCTAAGAATGAATTCTTGTATCCCCTATCCACAACTAGTGAATAGGTATTAGCCCTATTGTCTGGAATCTCGTAGCACTTTAATTTTAGAAATCTGTTTTCTGCTTCAGTTTCCCAAGCCTCTTTTATTTCTTTATCCATAGTTGTAATTTGAGGGCGCGCTGAGGTTCCGTCACCTAACCAGGTTCCTAGTATGTAGGGGTCTATTTGTAAATCTTTTTTCTTACTACCAAATTCTAGATTCTGAGGGCGATACAGATAGCTAGTTCTTTTCTGGTTGTCGCTCCAAGTTATCCATTCTTTTATCGTGGGTTCTGAAAATTCAATTGACTTGTGTGTTCCAGCTCCATACTTTTGTATTCTAAGCTTATGACTCTCATTGCAAATAACAGGCTTACCGTATTTTGGTACTACTTTATAAAGGGGTTCTTCTCCTCTATATAATTTAACTACCTCACGTTCTTCCCCATCAGGGCCTAATAATATATCCCCTATTTTTACTTGCTCTACATTAATAGTATCTCCATTATGCTTTAATACTTTAGTTCCCTTAGCCCAACACCCATTACCACTAAATACGTAGACTTCATCCTTCTCGCTCATGTGAATAGGCAATTGCCCTTCGTTTGGAACGTAAGTATCACGCTTTAATTTTTTACGTCGCTTTTTTTCCTTAATAAGTTCAAGATACTTAAGTTTTGCATCTTTAGTCATTGATTCTAATATTTTACGATCCACTGCATACCTCTAAGCTTATCATCGGGCTGTGCCGATTGTCGTAAGTCTTAAGCCAGTCCATTAATGCTCGTCTCCACAATAGAATGGTTTCTCACTATATAATGTAGCTTCCTTTCTCATTTTGATGATACCTCTAGATTCAGCCTCTTTCTTATAATCCTCGTCAGCAATTTGATTTAGCAATTTACTATAGTGTTCCTGGTCCTTAATAGGAAAGTAAACAACCTTGGGCTCTAAGATATCTATAAACATATATGTTACTACTAAAATTGCCGTACACACTTCGATTACCTACACTTGAAAGGTTTAACCTTAACTATGTCGTGAACCTCTATGTTCATAATACCTGCCTGAAAGTATTGGCCCTGTACTCTAGGATCTTCTAGTTGTTTAGCTATTGTAGTTGCCTGTACTACACTTGCTGCTGGTGAAACATCTACAACCTGATTTCCATCTATCATCGATAGTATTAAAATCATTAATGCACTACACACTGCTTACTCCTTTGCTGGCTCTTAGCCACGCCGTTATTTAAACCTTAGCCTTTTCGTATTCACATCGCACCTCTTGGCTTGTATCGGGCCGCGCTGATTGGTCGTCTTGTTTTAGGTCAGTCTTACTCATTGTCGTCGTCTCCTATTTCACTAGCTTCGCTTAAAATGAGGGCGTCTAGGGCGCTGTCCTCAAGTCCTTCTAGATCGTGCTTTATGTATTTTCTTTCTACTGCTTTACCATGGGTTCTATCCAGCAATTCTTTAGCTGCTTGAAGCGTTTTTCCAGAATCCTTCTCTGTCATCAATACTTGTATTACTCTAACAGCAGCTACTCCAGCGTATTTCTTGTAGAGCTTTTCTGCTGAGTCTCCTCTAATTAGGGCTCGCTTTAGGTCAGCTGGTAATCCTCTAGTTAGTTCATCGTACATCGCAAGGTCGTCTATAGTACGAGCCATTTTGTCTTCGGTATTGCCGAGTGCCATAGTAGATTTTTTCTGCTTTTTTGGTCTTGCTGACATTCTAGCTCCTTATTTCACCAAGTATACCATAGCTTGAGCCAGGGCGCAAGCCTCTTGTAAGTACTTGATATCACTAGTTTATTCAATATTCCATTATTCAATACGGCGTATTTATAGGGCTTTGCTAAATGATTCCAGGTACTTACGGGGTTTTTTCTTAAATCTGGTCCCGAATAGGGTGCTATAACAATACTCTAACAGGGCATGGGCGGGTGGGACGCCCCTCCCTTTTAAAAACCAGTGATATCAGCTAGTTACGGGTATATACTACAAAATGCTAGGACTTTCAGATACTTAGCGATAAAAGTATGTA